TTTATACATCATGATTTTGCGAAGTTAGAAAGGGATACAGCTGCTGACGGTCGTCGAGTTTATAAGACGCCAGAAGGTAAGCTGTATCCTTCAGTCACTTCTGTTACTGGTATCAATAGCACCTTCAACAAGAGTGCATGGATTCAACGTGTTGGCGTAGATGAAGCCAATCGTATCACCCAACGAGCACTTGACCGTGGAACACGTGTTCACTCTCTATGTGAAAATTACCTTTTGGGTAATGAGATTGCAGTTGATATGTTCGATGCTGATATGTGGAGCACTATGCGTCCACTGTTAGACGATATTGATAACATCCACTGCCTTGAAACTCCGTTGTACTCCAACTTTCTACAAACAGCAGGTACGGTAGACTGTATCGCTGAATACCAAGGTAAGTTATCAGTCATTGACTTCAAGACTTCTTCTAGAGTCAAAGAAAGAAATGACATTCATAACTACTTTGAACAGACAGCTGCATACTCAGTAATGTTTGAAGAACTGACTGGTATTCCAATCGGACGTCTAGTGATTATGATGGTTATTGATGATGATGCGCCACGGGTATTCGTTGAGAAACGTGATACTTGGATCGCTGGTTTCCGTAAGTCTCGTATGGATTACAGACAGAAGTATGGAATATAAGAAGAATGAATGGTGGGTTACTCCAGTTTGGGAAATTGATACTGGTTTAACTCCAGAATACAATGCCCAGCTTCTTTACGATTTGAAGACGTTTGGTAAGAAGTCTTATAATCTCTGGCACGAGGATATTCCTTCATTGAAACCTCTTCAAGCTAAGATTATGGAGGCTCTTGATAATACTGTTAAAGATTATTTCCCTTCATATTACCCATATAACCCTGTCATCTATAATGGTTGGGTTCAATCGCACAAAAGTGGTGAAATGCTCCACGTTCATGATCACGGTGGGGTTATCGTCGCTTGCGTTTACTATGTTAAGGCACCTGAGAACAGCGGTGACCTATTATTGATTGACCCACGTGGAAGCGTCAATTGGGATTGGGAATCTAAGGATGGTTTCGATGGTGCTAAGTATAAAAGGGTAAAACCAAAAGAAGGTAAACTGGTTATATTCCCAGGATATGTCTTGCATGCGGTAGATCCAAACAATTCCAAGGAAGAACGAGTTAGTATAGCAATCAATATTCATAATGCTATAAATAATTGAGATATACTCTAAACGAGGACAGAAATGACAACCCCTGCATCAGGACAAATAGCAATTAGCGATCTTATCGCGAACCAAGGTAATCTTGGATATGCCAACACGTTAAGTTGGTTAGATTCTAACACTAAAGACAGCGTTAGCGATTTAAACTCAGCTCATTCTAGAGCCACATATCAGCGTAATGCTGATGGTAACTGTAACAATGGTAATTGTACAGAATCAGGCGCAAATTGCGGTAATATTAACTGTCCAAACTGTTTAAATTGTAACACTATTAACTGTGCCAACTGCGATACTCGAGAGTGGATGCAAGGTAACTGTAATTGTGCTTGTACATATAATTGTACCCAAGTCACTCGTTCATATAACTGTAACTGCGACTGTCTAGTTTGCGCATGCGCTTGCTGGTAATATAAAAGGAATATTATGATTTTTGAGATTTTGACATCACACCCAACTGAGGGTAACAAGACTTTTCACTATGACAATGAATTGAATATTCTTAAAGACACAGAAGGTACTGTCTTTGAATACCCTGAGATTCAGAAACCTGATATGGTTGAAACACGTGCTTTCTCTAAAGACGCACCATTGAAGAAGTCCAGGGACATTCAAACCATCAAGATTCAACTGGGTTTGTCATGTAACTACACTTGCGACTATTGTTCACAACGATTCGTTGAACGCCCACCAGAAACTTCTAAGAAAGATATTGAGGCTTTCCTTGCCAAGTTAGATGTACTCAATATTACAGAACAACAAGGTATTAAGTTTGAGTTCTGGGGTGGTGAGCCATTGGTTTATTGGAAAACCTTGAAGCCTCTGTCAGAAGCTATTCGTGAAAAGTATTCTCACTGGAAAACTAACACGCCATTGTTTAGTATGGTTACAAACGGTTCTCTATTGACTAGAGAAATCTGTTCATGGTTGTACTTCATGAATTTCAACATTGGTATTAGTCATGATGGTCCTGGTCAACATGTTCGTGGTCCAGACCCATTCGATGATCCAGAAAAGAAAGAGATTATCTTAGAGTTCTACAACATCATGCACGAGCAAAATCGTATCAGCTTCAACTGCATGATGAACCGTCGTAACACTAGCCGAAAAGCAGTTCGTGATTGGTTCGTTGCTTTGACTGGTAAAGAAGATGTTCGTATTGGTGAAGGTAACTTCGTAGACGCTTATGATGAAGCAGCTATTGAAAACTCTTTACAAACATATCAAGAGCATTTTGATTATCGCCGTCAATCATTCAATGAGTTAATGAGCAATGGTGCTAGTTTGAACTTTGGTAACACGCTAACTAAAGTTGATATGTTCACTCGCGAGCTACTGACTCACTTCGAGTCAAAGTACACTGGTCAGAAATGTGGTATGGACGATGAGCACACTATTGCCATCGACTTAAAGGGTAACGTTGTTACTTGCCAGAACGTTTCTATCATGGAAACTAGCAAGAACGGTGAATCCCATCTTGGCGGAAACTTGGACGATTATGACAATGTTTCTATCAAGTCAGCTACTCACTGGAAGAACCGTGACGTTTGTGTAAAATGCCCTGTTCTACATCTTTGCAAAGGTTCATGCATGTACTTGGATGGTAAGTACTGGGATGTGACATGTGATAGCGCATATTCTGATAACGTGCCATTGTTTGCTGCGGTTATCACTAGAGTTACTAATGGATATGTACCATATGCAATTTCTTCTAAAGAACTTCCACCAGATCGTCAAGATATTTGGGGAACACTTTTGAAGCACGAAGAAAAACCTAAAAAGAAAACTATCCCGATCAAGATCGTTGCTGAAGTTATTGGTAAGATTGACGATGTTGAGGTTTACGGAAAAACACGTTTGGAGAAATAAATGGAACTAACCTTACATGACCAAGTGGAAGCACTAAAACAAATTGAAAATGTGACGCTTGTTTATTGTAATGAACCTGACTTTGACGTAAGAACGCAGGTTGGCAATGAGCCAGCCCTTGCGTTCAATATTGAGCGTGGTGGCAGAACTGTGACATTAGTTATACCTGACGGGTATTGGAAGAAACATCCATTCACACCTGAAGCTGCTGCTCACGTTTCTGGGTGGTTTGATTTCATGGATGAAAACGATATTAAGACTCAGTCTTTCTGGTGGAGAGAATCAGAAAATACATTCATTCGCCTGAAGGGTACACTAAAGATTGCAGATGCTGATCTACCAGAAAATGCTAAAAAACTTGCAGAAGTATATGCTTCGGTTGAACATGTAACTGGTGTCAAGGTTCGTAAAATTATGGATTACATCTTGGCAGGTGAAGTTGGTAGCGAAGAGGCTTTACAATTCTACTGCACGGTTGATATTAGATCTAGACAATCCGATCCGCACATTAACATGTATTGCCCGAAAAATATTTGGGATGTTCCAGAAGAACATGAAGGGCAAAGACTTCGTTTGATTGAACAAGTTAAAATTAGAGAAGAACAAAGCAAAACACTATTCGGATAATATGCACAAATTTGTTATAATTGGCGGTGGCACTGCAGGGTGGGTCACCGCTTTGACCATTAAGAAATACATCCCTTATTGCGACGTCACAGTGGTTGCCAGTTCAGAGATTGGCATCCTTGGCGCTGGTGAAGGTGTAACTCCGCACTTCAATGAGTTGATGACTGACCTTGATATTCCAATGCAAGGTATATTTGATAATGCCAAGGCAACTGTTAAAGCTGGTATCAAGTTTACTAACTGGAATGGCGATGGTACTGATTACTTGCACCCTTTCTGGGGCAATAAAACAGCTGTACATTTTGACGCTTCACTTCTAGCCAAACACCTACAAGGTATTGCTCTGTCCAGAGGCGTTAAGTTAATTGATGATCAAGTTACTAGCATCAACTCGAGCAAAAGCGGTGACATTACATCGTTTGATTTAAAGAGTGGTCAAACCGTTGAAGCTAATTTCGTATTTGATTGTTCTGGTCTACACCGTTTGATTATCGGTAAACACTTTAACGTTGAGTGGAACTCATATGACCACATGTTACCATGTAACCGTGCTCTTCCATTCTTCATCCAAAGTGATGATGATAAACCTGACTACACCGAAGCCATTGCCATGAAGTATGGTTGGGTTTGGAGAATCCCAGTTGAAGGCAGATATGGTTGCGGATACGTTTTTGATAAACGTTTTGTTACAGATGAAGAAGCAATTGCTGAACTAAAAGAAAAGTTCGGTGATATCACAATCCCACGTGCCTTTGAGTTTAAGGCAGGTGCATATAAAAAGACATGGGTCAATAATTGTATCGCTATTGGATTATCTGCAGGGTTTACTGAACCATTAGAAGCAACTTCTATCTGGATTCAGATTCTTTCTCTCCGTCACTATCTGTTACAACACACTGCCTTTGTTAAGGGTGACCCTCATGTTAGAAACTCTTACAACGAGTATGTTAGTGAAATCAATACTTACATGGCAGAGTTTATCCACGCACATTACCTAACTAAGAGAAGTGATAGTGAGTTTTGGACAACTTTCAGAGAAAAGAATCAAACACCAACATATGTCAAGCGTGTTATTGATTTTTCAAAGACTGGTTTAGAACCACAACACTTAGAATATGTAAATATGATTCATCGCCGTAAGTATGAGTCGCCAGTTGTTATAAAAAGTTGGGGTGTTATTATTAATGGCTAATTGTATTATATTATCAGGTGGTACATGGAGTCCAGATGGATGGTGTACTGTCAAACGTTCACTTGGTCCATATCGTGTAGCTTCTTCATTAGAAGACCATGGATATTCTTCTTTCGTTCTTGATTATATTGAGAACTTTAGTACTGAAGAAATCATCCAAGCGTTGCACAAGCACATTGGCGATGATACTATCTGGTTTGGGTTTTCTTCTACATTCTTTTGGCTTCAACAGAAACAATATAACAACGCCAGAACGTCGCATGATGAATTGAATGAGATGTATTATACTGGTTACGAAGAAGTAGCTAAGATTATTGATTTTGTAAAAAGTAAAGGTGTGAAGATCCTTTATGGTGGCGCCAAGGCTCCATACTTTTCGTTGAATGATGTTGATTCCAATATTGATTACTATGTCACAGGTAATGCGGATAATGCTATTGTTGACATTACAAATTATCTCGCAGGTAAGGTTGATTCTATTCAACACCTGAACGATAGAACGATTGATTCAACGAAATACCCTGAGCCAGACGTTAAGAATATTCCAACTCGCTGGTGGAATCATAATATCATGAAGAATGAAGGATTACCTTTAGAGTTATCACGTGGGTGTATCTTTAAATGTAAGTTCTGCGACTTTCCGTTAACTGGTAAAAAGAAGGGAACATACTTACGTGACCCTGAACAGATTAAAGATGAAATGATTAAGACTTGGGAAGCCCATGGCACTGATTCTTACTTTTTCACTGATGATACCTTCAATGATGATAATGATAAACTAGAAGACTTACATAAAGTCTTCACCAGTCTACCGTTCAAACCAAAGTTCGCTTCTTATCTAAGAGTTGACTTGATTAACAAGTATCCACACCAAGCTGATTTGTTAGCCGAGATGGGTTTGATTGGTACGTTCTTTGGTTTAGAAACTATGCAACCTGAATCAGCCAAAGCAATTGGTAAAGGGTTGCACCCAAACAAAGTTAAAGATCGTTTGTATTGGTTAAGAGAGCGTTGGGAAAACAAAGTAAATATTGAAGCTGGTTTTATCCTCGGTTTACCATACGACACCCTGTCATACTTCAATGATTTGTTAATGTGGACGCTGGAAAAAGATAATCCAATTCAACACGTCAACTTCTATCCGTTGATGTTGTTCCACTACAAAGACCATAAAGAATTACAGCGTTATTCTTCTGAGTTTGCCTTGAACCCTGAAATCTATGGATACACTTTTGATAACAGTATTTGTAATTGGGATTTGAAATCACAGAAGCTCAACTATAACATGTGCTTGGATATTTCTAAGAAGTTTAGTGACCTGAGAAACCCAATGAACAAGGTTGCTGGCTTTTATACTATCACCAGTTTGAATACAGGTGTTCAGCTTGATGATATCTATACATTAACACAGAAACAAATTCGAGAAAAGTACGATATACCTTCTATGAATAAGTCAAGAGTTGAAGAATATAAGAGGATGGTTTTATGATTGTGGAAAACATTTTTGGTTCACCTGTTGTAAGAGTGAAGTGTGAAGATACTTCACTATGGAGAAATGAAACCCTAAACAATAGCATCGAGATGATGTATAAGTCACCAGTGGTTATTAACCGTGTAAGAAACCAAGTTGGCGATTCTCATTTCGGCGCTGGTATGACTACTGTTGGACAACCATATCCTCTGGTGACTCTTCCTGGTATTAATGGATTGAAAGAATGGGTTCGTCAAACTCTATTAGACGCTCGCCCTGCTCTTGGTTATGAAGGTAAAGGTACAGACGTTCATTTTAAGAGAAGTTGGACTAATCGGTTGCTGAAAGGTGGTTATGGTTTGTGTCATAATCACGTTGGTATTGATAACTACATGGCCATGTCAGGATACACGCCTGAAGACTTCAGACCAGACGTTGTTTCAATCTTTTATGCTGATGTTCCAGAGGGTAGTTCTAATCTTGTATTCATTGAAGACGGCAAAGGTGATACAAAGATTGAAGAATATCCACCTGAACGCCAACACTGGTTACAACCTATCGAGGGTGAACTTGTAATGCATACACCTGAAGTCTGGCACGCAGTGAGCGTTCATATGTCAGATATCCCAAGAAACGTATTTGTATTTGATATTGACTTTCAATGATTTTTAATATATAATATAAGTTATTGCTGTAATCCCTTCAAAACGAAGGACTTCTGGACGGGGGTTCGACTCCCCCCATCTCCACCATAAAGCATATTGAGTGTTCTGCAGGACACGGCATTACCAGTAATGGCGCCACTACACAAGATGTAGGTTCAGTATGTTTTATAATGGGGATGCCATGGTTTCGACAGGGGTAGATAGTAGAGACGGCAGCACGGTAGGCGATGACCGTAAATCAAGCAAACTAAGTAAATGCAAACGACAACGTTTTCGCATTAGCAGCCTAATCACTGCTTAGGGTTTCGGTGGGTTTCCTCGTAACAGAATAACCCACCATTTACATTAAAGGATAATTATGTCAGTAACATTGAAGAATTTAGAAGCAGCACTTGCTGGTGAGTCTATGGCTCATATCAAATATCGCTATTTCGCGAAGTTAGCCCGTGCTGAGGGTTTTGAAGAAGTTGCTAAGCACTTTGAGCATACAGCTGATCAAGAAATTCTCCATGCATGGGGTCACTTGGAATTGTTAATCGGTAAACCAAATACACGTAAGTGTTTGGAATTGGCCATTGAAGGTGAGACTCACGAGTTCACAGTCATGTATCCAACATATGAAGCTGTTGCTGCACAAGAGGGTAACTCGGTTGCACGTGGTGAGTTCCAAGAACAAATTGGCGAATCAAAAGAACACGCTGAGCAGTTTAAGAAAGTTCTAGCATTGGCTGAGAAGCGTTTCGCTGCTCTGGCTAAAGTTGAAAAGCGTCACGCTGAAGCATATCAAAAAGTTAAGGAGTCTCTATGAGCGAACAACAAGAAAGAATCTACGTTTGTGTAGTTTGTGGTCATCAATTGAATGAATCTGATTGGTTATCTCTACCAGACGAAGTTAACTGCCCAGAGTGTGGCGTTTCCAAGAACGATTACGTTTTAATGGAATAATGCTCGGTATTGTTTTAGGTAATGGACCAAGTAAGAAGTCGTATGATAAAACTGGCGACTTCGTGCTTGGTTGCAACATACCAACTGATGACTTCAGCGTAGACGCAACAGTTATTTGTGATGAAGAAATTGCGTGGGTTCTTAAGAATAACTTTACTTTAATTGATGTTCCAGTTATAATATCAACTAAGGTGTTTGAAAAGTTTAAAGAGTTTGGTATTGAGAATGAATTTACAATCCTCCACGTATTCAAACCTAAAGACTGGTACAATGCCGCTCACTATGCAGCGGAGTTTTTGATTAGCCAAGATTGTGATGAAATCCATTTATGGGGGTGTGACTCCATATTCTCCAACACAACGTCTTCATCCACAGGGGAGTTGATACCTTCAACAACCACTGGCGACGACAGGTTTATTAAAAACTGGAGAAGAGTCTGGAATGAAATGCATATTGGAAACCCTGATGTACATTTCGTGGCTATGAGATTACCTAAATAATAATGTTCCGCACTTGATGCGGGGCGTGGCGAAGTAACCACGTTAAAAACTTCATTTCACACAACACACAATTAGGAGAAAACCCTATGTCAAACATGACACCGTTCGAGATTCGCCTTGAACTATTAAAAATGGCGAAAGACATGCTTGTTGAAGAATACCACGGTAAGAAAGAACAAGTATCACAAGATTGGCACGTTAAGGTAGAAAATGCCCGACATGCTGGTGGAGTTCCTCCAGAACACCCATCTATGCCAATCTTCCCGACTGAAGCTGAGATTATCGCAAAGGCATCTCAATTAAACGGCTTCGTGTCGCAAATCCCTCAAGCTACACAAGAAAAGACTAGCAAAAAGTCCACCTGATATGGGATCAGGGTGTGCATCAGCACACCCTTTAACTAATTAAGGAGATAATTATGCGCAAAGCAAAATTACTACTATTATGTTCATTCTTAACTTTGACTGTTCTATTTGGAATGGGGCAAGCGTATGAGAATAAACCGTTAGATATCGCATATAGCGATTTAACCAAAGACGCAAGAAGACAAGTAGATTGTCTGGCAGAAAATATTTACCATGAAGCTGGTTATGAACCAACGGCAGGTAAACAGGCAGTTGCGTTAGTTACACTGAACCGCACTCAAGATGAACGATTCCCTCAAAACATTTGCGGAGTTGTTAAACAGAAAACTCAAGGGACTTGTCAGTTCAGTTGGTTTTGTATGCCTGTTACATTGAGAAAAGAATCCGATGCATTTAGGGAGTCGATGAGAGTCGCTCTTTATGTGTATGCAAATTATGAGAAGTTGAAAGACATTACACATGGTGCTCTTTACTATCATGCAGACTACGTTAATCCTAGATGGCGTAACGTGGAAAAGACAACCGTAATTGGTCGTCATATATTTTATAAGGAAAAGACGAAATGATGAATAAACTAAATTTACAATTAACTGATGGTGGTGATTCTAAGCACTCGTTTTTCCTGATGATGGAAGAAATCAGTTTGTCTACATGTAAGTCTGCTGTCGAGTGGATTCTTGACGCTAACTTTACTGAAGAACGACCAGAGATGCTTAACCTCATTATCACTTCTCCAGGAGGCGACTTGAATGCAGCATTTGCATTGATTGATGTTATGCGTGGTTCCGCTATTCCAGTTCGCACTATTGGTCTTGGTCAAATCGCTTCTGCTGGTTTAATGATTTTCATTGCTGGTGAAAAGGGTCAACGTATCTTGACACCAAATACATCTATTCTATCCCACCAATATTCTTGGGGTGCTATCGGTAAAGAACACGAACTGTTCGCTCAAATTAAAGAGTTCGATCTTACAACTAAGAAGGTTATTGACCACTACAAGCGCAGTACTGGTCTTGCAGACAAGAAGATTCGTGAAGTATTGCTCCCACCACAAGACGTTTGGTTGAGCCCAATCGAAGCGAAGAAATTAGGTTTGTGTGACGACGTTAAGGATCTAAAATGAAATCTGATTACATTGCAACTCTAGTCGCTGTTACTATTTGCGTCATCTCTGGGATCTGTGCTGCTGTTTGGCATCATGACAAAGAGTTGGAGGCAATGAAGTCAAACATTGAGTCTGCCATTGTAAAAGGTATTGACCCAATTGCTGTAAAGTGCGCATATGGTAAGGCTGATTCGGTTTGTATCGTATACGCTGCCAATAAAAAATAACTTTACTTTTATCCCGTTTTAAGGTATAATTATATTATGAAAACTAAATTTGAACTTCAAACCGACCGTCAAAAACTATACGTTGAGAAGATGCAGCTTGATAAATTCTTCTCAATGTATCTTGATAAATTTGGCGATAAGATGGATGCAGATAAACCTAACACAAAGGTTTGGGCTTTGTATAAGACTAAGTTTGACGAATATGAAAAACTTACCCAAAAAATTAAACACCTAGATTATTGGATCGCGAAGAATGTTTAAAACATCAAATGAATTCTCTTTACATATTGAGAAGCAAGCCAGAGAAAGACGTATGAGTCATATGGATGCTGTTCTTGAGTATTGTAAAGAGAACTTCCTAGAACCAGAAGACATTGTAAAATATATTAACAAGTCTTTGAAAGATAAAATTGAAATGGATTTTCGGGATGCTAATATGCTACCGAAACAAGCACAGTTAGACGTATGATATGGACGGTTTCAAAGCATACAAGTATTACATGGCTATAAAACTACACTTCTCTTCAAAGAAGTATAACGTTTTTGAGACACGTGGTAATGTAAAGGGCACTCGCGAGGCTTTTAATTCGCGAAACGACCGATACATTTTTGAGAAGTTGGGTCAAAAGTATGATGACAGAGAAATGATTCAGTTCTTTGTTTCCAACTTTGCCTATGGTAATGATACAGCTATTTACGGAAACGGTGAAGCTGAAGAATTACACTTCGAGTGGCAGAAACGTAAACAAGCCATTACAAAAACATTTATTGACGATCTAGCAAACGTTATGAATATGTGCGACGTACATAAGTTTAGCACTGATGGAATTTTCAAATGCAAAGATGGCGATTTACCTGTATTGACTTCCATGTTTCTTTCAGGTAAAATAACTATTGAGACTTTGAGAATGATCGACGACATTGAACCGTTTGTCGAATCGTGGGAAAACGATCCTATGATAAAGATCGTATTGGGTGACAAATTGCTTCGTATTGAAAAACTCAAAGGGTTTGTAAAATACGATAAAGATAAAATCACAAAAGTGTTTAATCATTTTAAAGAAGAACTTTCGCAGTAATATCATGGGTAAGACTTACCACAAACAACCTAGTCAATATGACGATGAGAAACCCTCTGGTCGTTCGGGGAAACATTCTAATAACCGAAAAGGTGGTGGAATGAGAACGCTAAATAGCTATGTTGAGGAAGATTATGATCTCG